CCACGCGGACGAGCGCGGGCCCGACTGCGAAGTGTGCCTCGCGTGTCGCATCGGAGAGGCGGTCGGGAAGTGAGTTCAACAACCGGAGAATTTAACGAGCCATGAAACTCTGTATCCACGTAAGGCCGCGAGATGACAAGCAAGGCTGGGCCGTCGATGTGTTCGACGGACGCCGCGCCTGGACCAAAACCCACCTCGGAGAGAGCCCTCTGAACAAGGCTGAGGCTCACAGGCTGGCTCACAAACTCCGTGACCCGAAATTTTACACCGCGCGAACGAAGCGCGCGGTTAACAGCCGAGGTGCACGGTGAACGTCGGCGAAGCGAACCGTGTGCGCGCATGCCTGGACTGCGGCGAGCCGGGCGCGCACCTATGGCGCACAACCAAGGGCGAGAATCCGGGGCGGCTCCTGCGGATCTGCGCTGCGTGTCTGCGCAAGGATGACTGGCACCGCTTTGGGCTGGTTGAGCGCCAGCCGATCTTGGGCGAGGTGCCTACGGAACTCGTCAATGGCAAGTGGTGCTTTCCGCAGACCGAAGGACCGGAGCCGGCAGCGGTCATCACCTATACCGACGAGCCGTCACCGGAGACTGGTGACGTGGGCTGGTGCTGGTGGGCGGATGGATCGATGGGGTGTGCGCCCACGTACGATGCAGCCTGCCGGGCCGCAGAGGCAGCGATCGCCAACAGAATGGCGGTGCTGTGATGCCGCGGGTCGGAAAAAGCATGGACCGCAAGCGCAATGCGCGTCGGCGCCAACTCAGCGGAGCGCACACGGCCGAGTCGTGGAACGCCGCGCATCCGGTCGGGACGGCAGTCCGCTACTGGCCCGTCTATCCGCCGCTCGACGGCATCCCACCAGTGGACACGACGACGCGATCCGAGGCGTGGACGCTCGGCGATGGGTCGGTAGTTGTACTCGTCGCCGGAAAGACCGGTGGCGTCCATTTGTCTCATGTGGAGGTCCGTCATGGATAAGCGGAAATCGGTTTACGCGGTGGTCGACGACGAGCAAATGTCACGTGTTCGCGGCGCGCTGGAGGACGTCACGAGCCTAGTTGATTCACTGCGTCTCGGCTGCGAAATCGCGTATCGGCGCGAGCCGACGCAGGCCGAGGGCGACGCCCACCTGGGGCGCGCCAACGACGTGTTCAGGTATCCGCTCAAGTGCGGCTGCGACGAAAACAGCCCGTGCCCCCAACACCTCGCGGAAGGACTGTGGCCATGAGCGTTTCAGCGGTCATCACCTATACCGACGAGCCGTCACCGGAGACTGGTGACGTGGGCTGGTGCTGGTGGGCGGATGGATCGATGGGGTGTGCGCCCACGTACGATGCAGCCTGCCGGGCCGCAGAGGCAGCGATCGCCAACAGAATGGCGGTGCTGTGATGCCGCGGGTCGGAAAAAGCATGGACCGCAAGCGCAATGCGCGTCGGCGCCAACTCAGCGGAGCGCACACGGCCGAGTCGTGGAACGCCGCGCATCCGGTCGGGACGGCAGTCCGCTACTGGCCCGTCTATCCGCCGCTCGACGGCATCCCACCAGTGGACACGACGACGCGATCCGAGGCGTGGACGCTCGGCGATGGATCGGTGGTCGTGCTCATCGCTGGAAAGAGCGGCGGCGTGTGGCTGTCGCACATCGAGGTGTTGCCGTGAGCCACAAGGACGGGCGCGTGATCCGCGTGAGCCATCCGCGCCCACACGGCGGGCGCCGGCCTGGCGCAGGGCGACCCCCCAGCGCCGACCCGGCGACAGCGCGGCTCGAGGTCCGCCTGACGCCCGGCGAGATCGAGGAGCTGCGGGCGCGCGCGGACGAGGCCGGGCAGCCGGTCAGCGAGTACGTGCGGGACCGCCTGTTCCTGGCGCCGTCAGACAAATCTCAGAAATCGACCTGACACCACTTGATTATAGTACGTACTAGAATCATACTCTGGGCATGACGACGAGCCAAATCTGGTGGCGAGTGCAGTGGGACGACCTGCCCGAGTTTTCGGCAGAAAACGCCTGGTCGCGGTCGTGGGGCTCCGACGAGGAGCCGCAGCGCGGCTACTCCTGCTGCGAGAGCGCCGAGGCCCTCGCGGCGTATTTCGCTCGCCGCGGCGGCATTGCTGACGACGCGCGCATCGTCATGTTTCGCGGGAACGCGGTCGCCGTGGGGCCTGACGGCGAGGACCTCGTCGTCCCCGTCGACGGGTCGGCGCGCTGGTTTCGCGGGTCGGACCTGCCCGCAATTCTCGATGCTGAGGACTACGAGCTCAAGACTGGGGAACCGACCGCCGAGCTTGCAGCGGCCCTGGACTCCCTCGCGCGCTAGTACGCGATCCACCCGACGAGCGACGGGTCGGCGCGGAGCCGCTCCGTCCTGCGCACGGCGTTCCCCTCATTGCCGCCGATCGTGACGTACCCGTCGGCGTTGACGGTCTCGACGCGCGCCACGTGCCCCCGCCCACCGCGGCGTGGGTCCTCGCCGGCGCGGGCGAAGATCGCGAGGTCCCCTGGCACCGGCGTGTAGCCCGCGACGTCGCGCCAGGCCCCCGAGGCACGGGCGTCCTCCACGAGTTCGCGCACCGAGATGCGCCAGCCGTGCGGCGCGCCCGCCCCCCCAGTCCCGAGCGCGCACCACGAGGCGAACGCGGCGCACCAGTCGGTCTCGTCGCTGGTGAGCCCGACGGGCTTGCCGCCTCGCACGCAGCCCCCCAGGGCCTCGGCGATCGTCGGATGGGAGCCAGGCCCGGCGACCTCGTGCACGCCCAGCGCCAGGGCAGCCTGAGCCCGCCCGAGGGCAATCTCACCCCGCGTCGGCGCGCGGCCGAAGACCGCCCACAGGCGCTCGACGACGGACAGGAACGGGTCCACGACGGCGTGCACCCAGCGAGGCACCGACGGCTCCTCGCCCGCCTGCAGCTGCCGCGCGCGGCGGAGCATCACGGGCAGCACCTCGACGAGCTGCCGGCGATGCGCGGCCGCGTCGGCGTTGCCAGAGCGGTAGCTGTAGATGCGGAGCTCGCCGACATCGGTCTCGACGCCCGCGTCGATCGTCGGCTCGGGGAGCAGCTGCCGCGACGCGCGGCGCATCACGGTGACGGTCGAGTAGTACGGCTCCGCGAGGTGCTCGACGTAGGTCAGGTAGGTGTGGGACGAGAGCCAGCGCACGGCGCCGGCCTCGGCGCGCTCGCCCAGCGTGAGCCACGGAGCGAGCGGCATGGTCTGCGGCCGCGCCTCGAAGGAGGCGTGCGTCGCGTCGGCGGTGATGACGGTGTCGCCGTCGCGCACGAGGTCGAGCAAGTCGCGCGCACGGTGCCCGCCTGCGCTGTAGCCGACGATCCAGCGCGGGCGCGCGGGGTCCTCGGCGAGGATCGCGGCGCGCATCATCTCGTCGTGCGACGGGTCCGCGTCGAGCGCGAGCACCGTGGCCTCGAGGCCGATCGCGTCGAGCATCGAGGAGCGGTGCGCGGCGAAGCGGTCGCCCACGAAGTGCATCGCGACGATGGGACCGCGATCGGAGCGCTGGAGGATGCGAGGGGCCATGGTTCCGTGTCCTTGACTATTTGGTTATGCCGCCTGGAGCGATTCCGCCGAGACGCCGACGAGCATCGTCGACGCCACGCTGACGAGCTCGAGCTCGTCGCTGGTGACGGACGCCCCCGCGAGCGCGGACGTGGCGACCACGACCGCGGGCAGCTCCTCGCTCTCCGCGCTGGTTCCGGCGAGCATCAAGGATGACGCCCAAGCGGCGACGCGCGCCACGGTGACTCGGAGGTCGCTGACGGTCACCGCCAGGTCGAGCGTCTCGCAGGTGAGACGACGCACGAGCGACGACCCCAGGTCGCCGAGCGCGACCGAGAGCGCGAGCGATGACGCTATCAGCGGGCGCTCGACGGTCGACGTGAGGTCGCCGAGCTCGGCCGCGAGCGCGAGCGTGCCCGGCTGCATGCGATGCACGACCGTGATGCCGAGGTCGCCGAACGCGACAGCGAGGCTCGCGGGCTCGCACGTCACAGGACGCCCGACGGTCGACGTCAACGACGAGACGGAGACCGAGAGCGCGAGCGGCTCGCAGGTGAGCGGGTAGCTCACGCCGCTCGAGACGACGCTCGAGACGAGATCGGAGATCGCCACGGTGACGGCGCACGTGTTCGCAGTGAGCGGACGCACGACGCTCGACGAGAGCGCGGCGATCGAGATGCTGGTCGCCAGCGGCTGAGCGGTGAGCGGGCGAACGACTGTGCTGGCGAGATCGTGCGCTGCGACCGACACCGAGAGCGATTGCGCGGTCAGCGGTCGCGCCACGCTCGACGTCAGCGACGAGACGGAGACCGAAAGCGCGAGCGTCGAGCACGAGAGCCGACGCACGACCGACGTCGACAGCGACGAGACCGAGCACGTGAGCGCGAGCGTCTGACACGTGAGCGGGTAGCTCGCGCTCTCGCTGATGACGAGTTCGTCGAAAAACCCCTGCGCGTCGGTGCTCGCGCCCGCTGGCGCGACGAGGAACGGGTCGAACCAGGAGCGCGCGGTCATGTCACCACGAGATGACGACGGCGTACCCGAGGCCGCCGGCGCCGCCCGCTCCGCCGAGGCCTGGATTCATGCCGCAGCCACCACCGCCACCGCCACCACCTCCGCGCCCGCCAGCGCCGCCCGCCGCGCCCGAGGTGGATGCCGTGACCGACGTGCCACCGCCTCCACCGCCGTTGCCGCCCTTGTAGCTGTTGCCGTCGGCGCCCGCCTGTCCGGCGGTCGGCGAGGCGCCATCGGTGCCGTACGCGCCGCCGGTGCCTGCTGCGTAGGTGCCCGACGCGCCGCCCGCCGTCCCCGCGACGTTCGCCGGGGTCGCGTTGTGGCTCCCGCCACACCCGCCGCCACCTCCGCCGAAGAGCGACCCGCCACCGACGCACGAGGTTGGCGTGGTCGTGTTGCCGCCCCCGCCGCCTCCGCCGTACTCCGCGTTATGCGTCGTAACCACCGTGATGGGTCCGTCGCTGCCCGTGCCGCCGAGCACGCCCGTGACGCCCTTGGCTCCGTTCGGTCCGGGGTTGCCGCCGGTCCCGACCGTGGTCGAGCCGGTGCCGCCCGCGGCCCCAATGCCGCCCCCGCCGCCCCCACCGCCGTTGGCCGCGCTGATAGCTCCGCCGCGGCCTCCGCCGCCGCCGTAGGCGTAAAGGCGACCGCCGAAGTTGGTCGACCCGCCGACGCCACCGTCGCCGCCCGCTGCGCCCGCCGCACCTGCAGCGCCGGCCGTCCCCGATGCGCCGATGGTGACCGTCTCGGTCGCACTGAGGTCCGAGGACAGGAACACCCTGGTCGCGCACGCACCGCCACCGCCGCCCGCTCCACCCTTCGCCACGGTCGCGGTCGCGAGCGATGCGCCCGCGCCGCCACCACCGCCACCACCCCAGAGGCGTACGAGGGTGAGCTTTGGAGCGAAAGTCGTAGGCTTCGTCCACGTGTTGGCACCGACCGACGTGAACGTCTGCACGTCGACCGGGCCACCGCTGCCCGCCTGCTCGACAGGCATGCCGCCCGCGGTGAGACGCTGGACCATGCCGCGCTCGTCGACCAAGACCGACTCCTGCGCGAGGAGCGTGCCCTTCCACAGCGTCGACACGGTCGACCCGTCGGTGTGCTGGAGCTCGACGGCGTTGCTCGTGCTCGCGTGGTCGTTGCGGATGATGACGACCTTCGCGGCTCGTCTGTCGCCCGACGCGGGACTCGCGCATACGGTCGTCGTCGTCGCTGTCGTGATGCTGGTGTTCGTGCGCGACGGGTTGGTCGCGCCGCTCGCGACGGTGAGGTCGACCCACGAGACGTGCACCTCGACGGCGCCCGACGAGCCGGTAACGACCTGAAGGACGTCGCTGGTGGAGGCGAGGATCAGCATGGTTGCCTCACGTAATCGTCAGCAGTCCGCCGACCTGATCGAAGTCCAGCGGCATCGAGTCACCGTCTGCGAGCGTGACGTCGGCACCGCGATCCCACATGCAGATCAGAGGGTCCGCGGGGCTCGTGGGCGTGTCGTTGTACAACACGATATAGCGGAAAGGCCCGACCGACCCGCCGCTCGCAGTGATGGTGAGGTCGTTCACGACGACCTTCTCGACGCCCGACGTCTGCGCGCTCGACGTGGTGGTCAGCGCGCGAGCGCTGCAATTCGTGTACGAAATCTCTGTGAGATCGGCCAGCACAGCATGCGTCGCGGCGTTGGGTGCGCTCGCCGCTGCGACGAGCGCGATCTTGAGCGTGTCGGTCTGGAAGTTGTGAACCTTCTCGCCGAGATGCTCGGTGAACGCGTTGAACTTCGTTGCGGCTGACGTCGTCATAGTCTCACCAATTCTCCACGGTCAGAGAGAACGCGCCGAACCGGCGGCTCCCGTCAGGGAAATCCAGAGTCGGCCTGCATCGGTACTGGCCATTCACGCCAGCCGGACAGTCGCCGTCCTCGACGATGTGGCGCAGGACCACAGCGGCCGCCGTCGCTGACACGACAGTAAACGCCCACGTCGCCGACGTGCCATTCGGGCGCGTCACGGCGATGCTCGCGCCGGTGCACGTCGTCATGTCGAGACTGGAGCCCGAGGCGCGCGACGCGGTGAGGTCCACGGCCTCGCTCTCGGCGGTGCCCGGCGTGCCGGCGCGCAGGTGGCCCGTGCTGCTCACGTCATCCCTCGCCGTCGTCGTGGTCGTGCGGGTCCTCGACGCGGATCCGCAACGTGTCCGGTGGCGCGGGCACGGTGTCGCGCGGCGCTATCACGCCCAGCGTCTCGTCGCGCACGCGGCGGCCGCGCAGCTCGAGCTCGTCGGCGTCGCTGCGAGCGCGGCGGTCGAGCGCGGCGTGGTAGTCGGCGGCAACGTCGGGCCCGACGGCGCGCATCTCGGTGATGGCCACGTGCTCCGCCTGCTCGCGCTGCTCGGCGGCGACGATGCCGGCGCGGATGAGCCCGGCGACGGCGGAGATGGCGAGGGAGGCGATGGCGTCGGGGGTCATGGCGTCCTCACGCGCGACGCGTCGGTCAGCGCCGCGATCCGGGTAGCGAGCTCCACGACGGCGCGAGACACCTCGGCCGCGAGGTCAACGATGCGCCCCACGTCACCCGTCTGCGCCGCGTCGTAGGCGATGAGCGCGGCCCGCAGCGCGATGTGCGCGATCCTGACAGCGTCGTAGGTCGCGACGAGCGGGTCGCAGGTCTCGCGGAGCTTCGCGAGCTCGGCGTCGCTGGCGCGGGCGACGGGGGCCACGCACCGCGCCTCGAGCACGGGTGCGGCCTGCTGCTCGAGCACGGCGGCGCCGTCGGAGATGCGCACGGCGGTGAGCACCGGGGAGCCGCACGCGGTCGCCGCGAGGGCGAGCACGGCGAGCGGGATGAGCATGCCGGGCGAGCGCTCCCAGAGCTCGACGATGCGGCGCCAGAGGCCGCTGAGCCACGGGCGCGGCACGAACAGGAGCACGCCGAGGGCGATCAGAATGAGACCAGCGAGCCACGCGGGGAGCGTCACGGCGACCTCGGCGCGGGCGCGGGAGCCTGCTGCACGGGAGCCGGTGGAGTCGCGCGGTATTGGCCGTACAGGGTCGCGGCGAGCTGCGCGGCGCCGACGAGAACGGCGACGTAGATCCACCACTCGACGCGACGGAGCCTCGTGTCGATCGCGGTGATGGCGCGCCCCGCCCACGAGTCGTGCTCGATGGTCCCCGGCGGGGGCTCCGAGCCGAGGCTGGGCGCGGGCTTGTAGGCGCCATTGGCGAAGGCCTTGGCGAGCTGCACGACGGGCGCGCCCGAGGGCGGCGTGTCGTTGTCAGGGGGAGTCGGGTCGGACTGGCTCATTGGTGATTCTCCGGATTCATTGTCGTCATCCTTTGCCGACGACGCCCTCGAGATAGACCTCCCAACGCAGGGTCGTCGAACCTACGCCGGTGCAAGTGACCACAGCATTTCCCCCGCTAGCAGCCAGTTCGATTGATGCGGTCGCGAGGGCAGCGTCGGCGACGGCGTGAATGCTAGTCGACGATCCAACGCGAGTCGCCGTGCCGGAGGCCGCGCGAAACGTTGCCTTGCGCTCGAAACTCGCTACCGTCGTATTGTCCTTGTAGGCGGTTACACGCGCGGTGACGTGGAATACGCGGTCATTTGTAATGGCCAGTGTCCCGATGTTCTTCGGGGTCGCGTCCGTCGTCGTATCGGTCGCGTAGACCTCGCGCGCTAGCGATGCGCCCGAGGCCGACTTCCAGGATTTCGAGTAGCCGTAACTCGCTGTGCAGTAGAGCAATACATCGGTCTCGGCCTCGATCGACGCGCTCGAGGCTCCACGCATGTAGACGTAGCCTGACGATGCGTCGAGCAGAAGGCCGCCCGACGAAATGCTCGCCGCATTTGATATGTACAGACGACCGGCCGTGTCGACCTTCACGCCGCCGACGCGAGTCCCGTTTGAAAGCCACTTCATCTCGGCAGTCGCGCTCGACACTGTTTGGCCGAGCTCCACGCATGTGTTGCCGGCGAGGTTTGTGCCCCCGGTTCCGCCGGCACCGCCGCCGATCGTCAGGTCCCCGCCGACGAATCCAGCGAAGCCCCGCTGCGCACGAAGGGACATGGCCCCCCCAGCCGCGCTAGCGTCCTGCGCCTGAGCGATCGACACACTCGCGAGCGATGCATCGAACGAGAGCGAGGAGAGAATCGTCGACGAGAACGCAACCGTCGATGAGAAGGTGGCCGCACGCGCGAGCGTTATCGCTGAGTCGGTGGCCTGGAAAACGGTTGACGACCCATACAGGCGAAAACCGAGAGTGCTGGTGGCGAGCCCATCTACCTGGAAATACGAGCCTGCGGCGCCCATCGAGAACGCAAACTCGGCGCTCGCCTGCCAGCGAAAACCCAGGTTGCGCGAGCGACCGTTTGCGGTGGTGTTGGCCGCCCATCGGAAATAGAGGCTCCCGCCCGAATCTCCGTAGAATCCAGTGTCGACGCCGATGCCTTCATCGTCGTTATAGGTAATCGCGCCCGACTGGTAGCCGTGGCCGCTGGCCACCTTACCGAGATCGAAGATGCATACGCCGTACGAGTCCGTACCGATGCGAGCGCTCTTGGGTGCACCCACGGCGACACGCACACTGCCTCCCGCCGTGCCGTTATCGCACCCCGTGCCGGCGTCCTGGCCCTGTAGATACAGCGTTTCGCATGCGGCGCCCGAGGCCTTGTCCTCGTAGCCGATGACGGCAGTAGAGCTCGACTCGTCGACCGTGAATCCGTTAGCCCAGACGTAGGCGCTCGCGTCGCGCTTGACGAGCTTGCTCGCGGTCGCCGCATCTGTGGCGGTGTCCACGAGGGCAAAGTGCGTCTTCGGGTAGAATCCGTGGTCATCCGTGGTCGCGAGCGCGTGCAGCGTCCCGCCGGCGTGCGTGCCGTGATCGTGCACGTGGTCCTTACGCGCGTAGGATGCCGATACGCCGGCGTTGGCCGTCCCCGTCTCGAGCGGATCGTCATCGCTCGGGAGCGTGAGGTCCCATCGTGCCTTATCGGCCGCCGAGTGAAACCCGGCGTAGGAGCTCGTGGCCACGGCGTGATTCGTGCCGTCGCCGATGGGCTGCGCGCCGTGGCCGTGGGCGTGATCGCCGCGGGCGAAATCCGTCTCGGCGCCGAGCGACCCTGCTGTGCCAACGTCATTGGGCACGGTGTCCGTCGCCGCGGGCGTGTTCACCTCGACGTCGACCGAGTCGTCTACAGCGTTGTCAGTAAGCGTGAATCCGGACTTGAAGTTGAGTCCGCGGCGCTCGGTCATCTCGACGCCAGCGTTGAGAATGGCGCGCAGCGGTCCAATCAGCAGATCGTCGAGCCAGGCCATTATGCAGCCCCCTGGTCGCGCAGCGTTGGCGACGTCATCGTGACTTTGTAGTCGAGGTCCCAGGCGAAGGTGTCTTGCGCGTTCGTGCCGCCCTCGCTCTCGAGAATGAGGAAGTACGAGTAGGACTGGCGATCGAGAGTGACCGATAGGCCCTGGTTGATTGTGTGCCTCGTGCCCGTGTAGGCGCCCAGCGTCGCCGTCGTATCGGTGAGCGTCGCGAGCGTCGTGGTCGTGCCCGTCGATAGGTCGCGACGCTGCAAGAGCATGCGCGGCATCAGGGACGGCAAACCCGCGTGCCCTGACTGCGGCGTAAGCCACACCGCGATCCGCGTGATGGTGGCGCCGTGCGGCTCGTCGAATGGGGTGATGAGCTGGTGACGCACACTCGTGCTCACGCCGACCTTGGTGATGGCCTGCTCACCGCCGTTGGGGAATGTCCACTCGACAGCGGAACCGTCAAACGGGACGATGGGCGAGATATGCCTCACTCGGTCGACCGTGATTCCGCCCTGGTTCTCGGTCCTGACTGCGGCGATGTCGTTGGCGAGTCCTTCCATAGGGGCCGCGACGGTCACTGCGTTGCGCGCGTCGGCGCCATCGACCGGTAGCGTGTAGACGCCGACGTACCCGCCTGACCCGTCTGCTGTATGGTTGTAGCTCATACCTCACCGATCCATCTCGACCACGAGGGTCGCGTGGGGACCCAGACACCGCCTGAGACCTTGGCGCTCTGGCTCCACGTGCCGTCAGGCAGCGTGGTCGAATCCGGGTTGAGCTCGCCCGCGTCGAGGCTCGCTACGATGTAGATGCACGACACGCCGGCAGGCTTCCAATCTCGCACGATGGCGATGAGGTCGCGGCATTGGTCAGGACTCAGCGACAGGCCCCACGCGCCGTCAGCACCGTACGACTCGTCATTGGACCAGTCGCCAGCGTCGGTGAACGCGCCACTCGAGAGCGGGTGAATGATGACCCAGAACCGGCCCCACTGAGTCGCGGGAGCGCCGTCCCAATCCCAGTTATCCGCCTTGCGCGTGATGGTTACTGACTTGTCAGCACCGTCCATCACGAACCAGGTCCCGCCGTCGTCGACGGTCGAGAACCGCATCGAGGACGAGTAGGGCGTGAAATACCCGTGCAGCTGCTCGAGCAGCGCGATCGCATTGCCGCGCCGACGATGCGAGTCGAGCCACGCCTGCAGCCGCACGATATACGCCTCGGCGCTCTCGGCGAATCCTCGGCGAATCTTCCGATCGCGGCCGATGTACGGCAGCGCGTCGAGCGGAGCCTTCGCCGGAAACCGAGCCTTGAGGCCCTGCAGTGCCCACTCAGCGACGGCGTCGAGCTGGACGGCGTGGGCGTAGAGGAATCGCTCGCCCCACGTCCTGTTCAGCCAGGGCGGCGCGATCGTTCGCATCAGGTGGCGGAATCCAACGCTCACGGCGTGACCTCCGCAACCTGCGTGACGCCTACGGTCATGGTGCCCACCACGAGAACGTGATGCGTCGACGCGTAGGTCACGTCGCCGCTCGGTGTGGTGACGTCGACGGTGATCGGACGCACACCAAACTCGGCGAAGATGGCCTTCGCGGCCTCGCTCTCTACCGCATTGCGGAAGAGCTTGCCGGGCACTCCGGTTCCCGAGACGTCGAACCCACCAATCGGAAGCCCCGCGGCCCACACACCGATCGCGAGCTCCACAACGTCCTGCACCTCGGAGCTCGTCACGTTGTCGGACGAGTTCATGTAGACGTTGATGCCGAAATTCTGCGTAAACGCCGTCGCCGATGCCACGGTCGCGTCGATGCACAGCGGGGTCGCGTATTGGTTGATCGCGTCCTGAATGGTCGTAACGTCCGCGATTGTCCCGCTCGGTCCTGCGACGTAGACGACGACGTCCCCAGTCGTGCTGTCGGCGTCGACGCGCACGCGGGTAACGTCCACGCCGCCATTGAGCTCGCTCGTGCGCGCGACGTACGAATAGGCGTCCGCTGGTCCGTTGGGCGAGAGCGCGGCGAGCTTGAGCCGACAGCGCGCGCGCAGGCTGGCGTCGCTCTCCTCGTCCTCGCCGACGACGGCGGCCGCGTTGCTTACTGTCACGCCTGTAAGCACGGTCTCGAGCGTGTCGATGTCGCCGGCCGCAGAGCTAGATGCGCTGCCGATCTCGGCGGCTTCGATCGCGATGACCTTGCCGGTCTCGAGCGGCCCGAGCGTGAACGCTGAGGTGTTGCGGTAGGCCTTTTTCGTCGTCGAATTGACGACGCGGAATTGCCCCGCTGCGTACGAGTACGAACCTCCGGCGGCGTTGTCGAGCGTGACCTCGCCGCTTGCATACGTCGCCGGATCGCGCGTGACCTGGTAGACCTGATCGGCCACGACTGTGAGCCATTGCCCAGTGGCTGTGTCGAGAAAGCCGGATGCGGCAAACGCGGCCATGGTGTCAGTCCACGGCGCGACCGTGCGCGCAAAGAGGTCGACAATGGTGCGCGCGACGCGTCCGCGAGCCCACGACGCGACAGGGAACTCGAGCGTGGCCAGCGTCGAGTAGATGCTGTCCCGCATGGCCGTGTACGACAGGCCGGAGATGAGGTCGCTCACCGAGATGGTCACTGCTCACCTCGCAGGACGATGCGGCCCGCTTCGTCCGGACCGACGACGGACGACACGGCGCGGCCATCGGTCAGCACCACGTCGATCTCGAAGTCGACCTGCACGCCGACGGTGCCCGAGCCGGTTCGGTCAACCATCTTGACGGATCGCGCGGCCGCGACGAGTTCGTCCTTCACCACCTCGGCGACGATGCGCGCGGGGATGCGCGGGCGCTCGGCGGCGTCGATCTCCTCGCCGATCATGTCCTCGAGCGCAGTGCCGTAGTCGGGGTCGTCGAGCAGAGCTCCGCGCGGCGTGTCGAGGCGCCTCAGGATGGCTTGCTTGGCCATCACCTCGCCCTCGACATCCGGCATCAGCGGGTCGAGGTCTCCGTCGCACCAGAGGTCGCGGCCATAGAGCGGAGTCGAGGCCGGGTCGCTCATGAGATTTTCACCTTGCTGGCGGCTGTGGAGGAGCCCGCCGCGACGAGTCCGCTGGGGCTTGGCGCTCCGGTGCTGCCACTCCCGGTCGACACGCCGGGATGGACATGATCGTTATGTGCGTCTTCGAGCGCGCTCAGTCGCTGATCGGTAATGTCGGCGCGCGCGGCGAAATACGAGCCGCCAGCGAGCAGCACGAGAGACGCGCTTTCGCCGAGCTTGAGCTGCGAGGTAACGTCGATGGCGGTCGTGCTCGGCTTGTGACCCGAGTCGTCTACACGCGTGTAACCGACGAGCATCGGCTGCGACGGGTCGCCGTCGACGAATGTCAGGTAGACGATGCCGCCCGGCGTAAGTTGCGAGCTCGCCCCTGCGACGCCCGGCACCTGCACCACGGGCTCGAGGTCGGGCAGGTCTGGCGCCACGCTGGCGATGCGCTGCACGCTCACCCGGTTGCTCTTCATCTCTACAACCCTGTAAGCGTAGGTCCCGAGGTACGTCTGTCGCGGGTCGCGCGCAGCCCGGCGAATGGCGTCGAGGACGCGCCCGCGGGTGCGCTCCTGCCCGCACCACGCCTCGCACACGAGACCCTCGCCGGCGAGCGTGATGGTCGCGTCGCGGATGACAATGTCGCCATCGGGGGCGCGCTCGTCGGTGATGCTGCAGCCGGGGAGAAGCTTGGTGACGTCCTCGGCGCGGAGGCGCGCCATCTGCGAGAGTGGATCCCACGACACGAGCTCCACGTCATTGCTGACGTCGGTGGTGCTGCGCGCGGCGATCTGCGTCGTGCCGTCGGCGTCCACCCACCACGGCGTGGACGGAAACAGCTGCTCGAGGACGCGGGACGCTGGCCCCGCCTCGCGCGCGTAGTCGGCACCCATCGCGCCGTCGACGGACGAGTCGATTGACACCGTCTCGCCGACCTCCGAGGCCGCATCCTGTGCGACAGTCGACCGCTGCACGCCGCCGTCGTTGTGGTAGCCCTTGCGGCTCACGCTGTGACCCCACGCGCCCGCTCCGCCGACGAGTCTGTAAGCCTCGCGCAGGCCCCAGCGTCCGCCGATAGGCGCCAGGGTCCCCGACCATGACGACTGGTCGAGCTCGAGTGTGTGGCGGCCGCTCGCGAGCGCCGAGTCCCCAGCGTCGAAGTCGAAATACGCGACCCACACGCCGGCCCACGGCACTTCGAGGCGCACGCCGCGCAGCAACTGGCCGTCCAGCGTCGGCGCGAAGCTCATTTACCAGCCTCCGCGTCGCGCTTGGCGACCAGGTCGCGAATCATCTTGTCGTACTCGTCCTCCGGCTGCGGCTTCTTGCCGTCGGGGTTCTTCTTGTCGTCATCGGTGCCCTTGATGGCCAACGTGGTCTTCTTGGGCGGCGCGTAGCGCTTGAATTTGACGTCATACGCGTAGAGACCGTCGTCAGTGACCTTGCGCATGAGCGACGAGCCGAGCACCACGGCTGCATCGATGCCCATCTCATTGAGCGACGGATACTCGACCTGCAACGCCTTGCCCTTTTTGCCGGGCGGTGTGGTGAGCATGCTGCGATGAGCGGACCAGTCGTCAAAGTGCTTGGCCTGGCACAGGAAATACGTGACTTGGAACTCTTGTAGCGACGTGCCCAGCGGCGTCAGAGACGCGCCGATCGTGGCCGTAGCCTCAACCTCGTTATAGCGAAACTTGTAGCCGTCGCCGGTCACTTCGACGAGGAACGGCGAGCGCGACCCGGCAATGGTGATGTAGTCGTAGGCGCCTGGATTGCGGATCGGGTCGGTCATGTCGTGACCGGGTCGAGGCCCGCCTCGGTGAGGAGCTCCACAATGACGCGCTTGACCTGGCCAGTGAGGCTATCTGCCTGTTGCTGCGTCGTCCCTGGCGGCAGCTGAAGATACCAGTGATTCGTCATCGTCACGCTGCCGCGACCGGGCGCTTGCCCGGATGACGACGCTGGCGCGGCCATCGGAACGACCGACAGAACGGCGCGCTCGACCTCGGGAGCGCCCTCGTTGACGCCCTGGACGAGGCCGCGCATCCAGTTGAGACTGCGCCGCGCGAACACTCGCGACGGTGAGTGCTCCTCCGTCTTTTCCTTGAGGGCCGCTATTACGGCATCAGCGCCATCGGTGACAGCGCCTTCGACGACGTGAACGTTGCCGCTGATGCCCTCGGCGAGGCCGGCCATCCAGTTGCCGCCCGACTTTTTGAACGTGGCCACGAAGCCGTCGAGAGCCTTTTTAAGCGGCGGCCCGAGCGCCTCGACGGCTTTAACGATGCCGTAGATCGCTCCGATGAGGACGAAGATCGGGGCCAGCACGAGCGCGAATCCGACGGCCATGACGGCCAGTCCTCCGGCCATGAGGAAGACGGCTGCCGCACCGGCGTACACCGCGACCTTGAGCAAATTCACGTTCACGTGAACGTCTTTTCCGAAGACGTCGCGGAACGCGTTGCGCAGCTTCAGAATGCCAATTTCGACGAGCAGCGCCCCGATGACCAGGCCCTGGAAGAACCGCTTAACGGCTAGTCCGCTCCCGCCGATCCAATCGGACAGGGGCGTCATGACGTCTTCCATCAGAGACTTGAGCGCCGAGCCAGTGGCTGACGATTCGTCAAGCAACCCGACGACCTGCTCGAGGCCATCGAGCAAGCGCTCGATCTTCAGTCCTTCGAACAGTCGGCCGAGCAAGTCCTTCGCCCGCTGGGCCTGAGCGCTGAAGCTCTTCATCTTGGCGGCCGCTGCGCCGCCGAGCTTGTTTTGCACGGCTTGGTCGAGTGCGGCGACGCCGGCGGCGACGTCTACGCTGCCCGCCTTGAGGGCGGCGAGGGCAGCGGCGACCGGCTTGCCCGACCTGTCGGCGAGGGCCTTGGCGACGTCCTCGATGGAGACGCCGGTGCCCTTAAGGTCGTTCTGCAGCTGGTTGGCCGTGATCTGAAACCGCTTCATGTGCACGGCGCGGTCGATGATCGACTGCAGTGCAGACGCAGCGCCCTGCCCCATGATCGAGCTCGAGGTCGCGACACCTCGAAGCGCACGCTCGAGCGTGCCTCCGGTCAGGCCGAGGTCGGACAGGCCGACAGCGAGCGCCTGCACCTCGGCCTGAGCCATCGGGACCTGATCGGCGACCCGCTTGACGCTCTCGTAGAGCTTCTCGCCGCCCGCCGCAGAGCCCGCGACGGCCTGCATGTAGATGCGGTTGGAGCGCGCGGCGTCGGCCATCACCAGGGCGGCGCCAGCACCTACGATGACAAGAGCGGCCAGGGCGGCGACAAGAATGCTGATGCCTCCAATAGCCATGGCAGCAGCCTCGGCCCCACCGCCTTCCATGGTCTTCCAGACCTCGGACAGCCTCTTAGCAGCTGAGCCGGCTGGCCCCTCGGCCTTGGCCAACGCCTCGCTGAGTGACTTGCCAGAGTCCTTTGACTTCTGCCCCAAATCCTTGAGACTTCCGCCCGCCTTCAGAAATCCCGCTTGAGCCTTCGCGAGCGACTGCTCTGTCGCCTTGATTTGCGCCTCAAGCTTCTTCTTCTCGGCGAGGACCTCGGAGCTCGAGCCCTTGAGGCGACCCATCGCGGCCTTCATTTGCTGCAAGGCCTGCGTGTCATCGCGGATCTGGTTCTTCATCCGCTCGAGCGACGCAGCCGCTTGGTCAGCGGTCTTAGAGACCCCGTCCTCGAGCGTTACGCTGTATGTCGCCTTCGCGTCTGCCACCTCAGGACCCCTTGATCGCTCGATCCGTCATCAGCCGTAGCGCCCGAGCCACTATCTGCGCGCCTGCTCTACGCCGTATCTGCCCGTCCTCGTCGTCGTCCTCGATGCGGTCGAACAGCGCCAGAATGGCGCTCTCGCCTACAGCCTCGTTAGTGGTCGACTCCACGACCATGGCGTCTATTTTTTTCGGTCGTTCTCCAGCTTGAATCCATAGAGCTTGCCGATGGCGAGCGTGAGCCGTGGGAGCGCGGCGGGGCGTTCCGCGATGATCCGCGACACCTCCTCGCGACTGGGATGCGCGAGACACCCGAGCACGAGCTTCTCGTCGTGCTCTGAGGTCATCTTGCTCGCGGTGTATTTGTGCCAGAGAACACCCGGCCCGCGTTTGATCGCGACCATGTGCGGAGAGCCTGGAACCAGGTAGATCGCGCCAATGGTGTCCTGCGGGAGCTCGCCATCGTCCTCGTCGAGGATGACGAACGACCCGCCGTGCTCGGCGCCGAGCTTGTCCGCCAGTTCTGCTGCCTTGAGCGCTTGGAGCTCCGCGAGTGCTCGCTGCTCGGCGCGCTTCGCGGCAGCCTTGGCGTCGCGCTCCACGGCGCGGGCGCGGGCGGCCGCGAGCTCGTCCGCGATGGCCTTGGGTACGCGCGGGTCGACGGGCTCGTCGCTGGTCTCGACTGGCGTCTTTTGGTCAGCCATCTGTCAGCCCTCCGCCTGCGAGTAGAGGCTCTTGCCGTTCGTCGTCATCGTGAGCGGCTGGATGGTGAGCGGCGCCTTGAGCGGGTCGGCCGAACTCTCGCTCGCGCTGCCCTCCTCCTCATCGATCGAGCACCCCTGCCAGTCGTACGTGACAGTGTCGAGACCGTCCTCGACGAGCTGCAGCGACATGGCGAAGTCGTCGACGTCGCCGTAGCTCACGCCGTCCTGAGCCTGCTGCGCGATCTGCTCGATGATGGCGCGCTGTGCGTCGGTCAGGCAGGTAAGCTTGACGGGGTTGCACTCGTAGTTGCCGCCGGTCTTGGCCGCCGGTCGGCGACTGCGCCCCATGCCGCGGACGGCCGTGCGCGTGCGCTTCTGTCCCCAGGAGATTTCCTGGATCCCAGAGTCCTCGCCGCAGCGGATGCCCGCGATGTAGAACACCACGGAGCCCCAGTCGTAGACCCTGTTGTTGATTCTGACGTTTGCCATTTTCAGGACTCCACGACGTTCAGCGCCGGGTTGTAGAAGGAGGCCTTGCCGACGATGGCCTTTATGTAGGCCTTCGGGATGATCTGAAGCTCTCCGTTGAGCGTCTTGGTGCTTAGGAGATTGTCAGAACGAGAGCACACCCACCGCGCGCTCGTGACGTCGCCCGGCTTGACGAGGGCCGTGCGAAGCGCAGCGTTGACCTCGTTTTCGATGGCCAGCGCCTCGGCCTCGAGGATGTATCCGGTCTTGCGATTGACGAGCACGTCCTGTCCGGAACAGAGCTCGAGCTTCTCGGTCGCGACACGCTCGGCGACGTTCATCACCCTGCGGTGCTGGATGAACTCGAAGTCGCTCCCGGCTGCGCTGTGGATGCGTACGTTCTTGATGTAGACACCCGGTTTCGACGGGCCGCGCGACATGAGCGAGGAGCCGCGGAGCGCATCGACGCCAGGGAACAGACGCTCGTCGTGGTCGTCCGGATTGCCGTCGGCGAGCGCGATTTGGAACGCCGGAGGCATGGGCCCGAGCCGCACGTGAGCCGGGTCCTTGCCGGGCCGGATGCTCATGATGCGCAGCGCGGCGAGGACGGACATCTGCCGCTTGATTCGCCACTTCGACGAGCCGTAGACGCTCTCGCTCGATAGCGCTTTGACGACGTCATAGCCGATCGAGGTGAACTTGCACGGCGTAGAAGCAAATGCCGTCTGATACGCGGTCAGGTATTGCGCGCGCGTCTCACCGCTCACGTTGCGGCGACGGAAGTCGGTCAGGAACCACTTGGGGTCCCCCGCATTGAACAATGCGGTGCCCGACGTCTCGATGTTGGCGACGTTCGTCGCTGTGATGGGCCCGAGGATGAACGCGCCCTCCCAAGGCTGCTGATAGTTCTGCAGCGCGGTAATAGCCGCGGTCATCTGGGCGTCATTCCATTTCGGCGCCTCGGTGCGGCAGGTGAACGAGTCACCCGCGACCAGCGTCTCAGCCGACTCGAGGTCGAACTTGGCATCGCCGGGGAGCGTGATGCTTGTGGCCGTACCGAGCGACTGCGTCTGACTCGTCGTCAGGCCACCGTCGAGCGAGTAGGTGTACTCGATGCCTGTCGTCCCAACCGTGCCGCCAGTGACGACAGTCACGACGACGTCGAACTGGTCGACCGGCTTCGTCGTGGCGTTGCCAGTGACGTCGGTGGTGCCCGAAATGCTCTTGGTGATTGTGCCGTACGAGCCCGCGGTGGTCTGCCCCGAATTGACCAGGATGACCGAGCTCCCGAGGTGATCGATGAGGAGCGCGGCGATCGAGCAGAGCGGCCCGCTCTCGCACAGGTCGATGACGTCGGCGATGCGTCGCACACGCGTCGGCGTCGCGACCGCGAGGTCGCCCGAGCAATTGCCGATAATGGCCAGTCCGGGCGTGTCGGCCGCCGATGTGGCGCCGAGGTTGTAGTCGGACTCCGAAAACGTCACGTCTTCGCTCATGGCGGCGGCTCCACGGTGGAGTAGGTCTCAATGACCTCTCCGGTTGACCCTGCGACCCCAGTTACGAGGCTTACAGGCATTGTCCTCTCGTCGATCTGCGCTACGAGTGCGGGCTCGTCTTCAATGCGGCTCTCGACCATGACCTGCATGACGAGCTCGGCGCCGTAAATGAGCTCCACGGGCGTCGTGACCCACGACGGATCGCCGAGCGAGATACGCCCACAGCGCGCCCCGCGAATGGCGCGCATGACGTCCTCGTAGAGATTCCAGACAGCGCGGTATTGCGCGCGCTCGTCGCTGGGTTGACTTGAATCGGCGCCCCAAACGCGAATCGTGATGAGTTCGTCGAGGCTGTAGATCGAGCGCCGTCCCGATGGGCCGCGCATGCCCTTGGCGGCGCCAAGCTTGCCCGCCTTGCCGGCGTCGTCACCGGGGACGATGCAGACGCGCCCAGCGCGCCCCGAGGCTGCCTGAGCGGCCATTGTGGCCGTGCGTCGGCCGAACAGCACGACCTCTTCGCGGTCGCGCGCCTCGAACCACCAGGCGATGGCCTCGTAGAGGTGATCGACGGCGCTCGCGCGTGCGAGCTCGAGCGCGTGCGCTCCGGAGCCTGCGTCGGTGATGTCGACGGTGTCCTCGTCGGGCAGCTGCCCGCGCGCCAGCGTGAGCGTGTCGGCGTCGGGCGCCGTCAGCACGTAGTAGAGGCGTCCGGCGACCAGCGGAGCCGGCGGGGTGCCGTCAGAGCTCACCACAACGGCGTCGCCGACCTCGAGGCCGTGCGCGGTCGCGGTGATGACGTCGGAGGTCGCGTCGGCGGTGAACGCGGTCATCGCGCACCTCGCTTGAGACGCCCGCCGATGACGCGGATCACGCCTGCGCGGAACGCGGCGGCGATCGTCTGTGGGATGCTCCCGCCCATCGGCAGGATGCGTCGCTGTGGGACCTGCGCGGTCCCGTAGTGGTGATAGGCCTCGGGCGTGTCGAGCGTGAGCGCGATGGTGAGCCCGTGGTGACCCGAGACGATGGCTGCGCCGGCATTGCGGAGCGGGGTTCGCCCGTCCTTCGTCGCGGGCCACGCCTGCCCGTCAGGCGAACGCTGGGAGCCCACAGCGGCGCGTACGCCGGCCACGAGCTCGCGCTCGAGGGCGGGGACGAGCTCGGCTCGCATCGCCTGCGGCAGGCCCCGCAGATTGGCGATCATCTGGTCGAGGGCAGCGTCGCCGGTCATAGGCCGCCCTCGTCGCGCACAGCTTCCCACTGCGCATCGATTGACCGATACGGCGAGGCCTCTGAGTATCCGAGCGGACCGCCCAGCGTGACGCCGCTCTCGCCCTGAGACGACTCGCGCAGTGGCAGATCGAAGAGCCCGTCTTTGCTGTCTGCGGCCTCTTTGATGCTGTCGCGAGCGCGCGCAGCGTCGGCCTCGATGAGGCCGTCTTGCTGCGATGACGGGTTGAAGCCGCGCGCGAGAAACGCGTCGAGCGTCACGAGGGCGACAAGCCACCCGACCACGGCATCGGGTGGCAAGTCTGAGGAGAACGGGGTCGCGTATCGCTTGGCGAGGCGCGCGTGGATCTCGCCGGTGCGGATGTCGAGTCGAGCAGCGATGAAACCGGGCCGCACCGTCTCAAGCGCGTCGACGTCCCCGGGAGGCATGATGCTCCGAGTCCGAAACGCTGCTGTGGTGATGAGTGCGGCCATCTTCCAATGCCTCGAGCCCCGGAGCTGCGGTTTTCCGCGGCCGTCGGGGCGAGACTGGTTACTCGGATGTCAGGGTGAAACCGAACCGCTGCTCGGGTTCGGCTCGAACCGGTGCACGAGGAACGGGTGCCCGTACATGCATCCATTTCGGCCCTTGAAGGCCCACTCGAACTCGTCAGCGTGCGCGAGCGCCGCATCGTCGAGATACGAGTAGGAATTCAGGGTGAACGGCTTCGCCTCATTGAAGACGATGCCGCCGAGGGTGTCGTCTTCGACGAGCTCGCAGAACAGATACCAGACGCCACGAGTGGCGATGGTTCCGCTCGCGGTGGTGGCGCCCTGATACGCGCCAGTGCTGTTGTTGTAGTAGGCGTCGCCGGTCTCGTCGAAGTCCGCATCGATGATTGGCGCCTGGAAACCGTAGGACGTCTTGATGACGTTCTGGGCGGCTGCAACTGCTCCGCCGGCCACGGGGTCGGCGAAGAACTCGGCGGTCAGCGCTTGCGTGACCGCGAGGCGCTCAATCTCGCCGCACGCGATGATGCTCGGCTTGAGCTTGCGATACAGGCCATCGGGGCCCTTGATTTGCGCAACGGTCTTGAAGGCCGTCGCCAGGTTGGCGGCCGAGAACGGCATGTCGTAGTGGATGTTGGCGTAGGTCCCGTCGCTCGCGTCGTAGGGATTCACGAGGTGAGACGCGTGCCAGAAGGTCAGCGAGTCATAGGCGAGCTTGTCCGAAAGCTTGCCTTTCTTGAGCATGCTGGTCGTCTGGATCTGCGGCCATTCTCCGGCGTACCCGCCGACCTGGCGCGCCCATTGGCCAGCGCGATCGAGCGCTGCTCCGTCTTCGATCTCGTCGACCCCGAGCTTCAGCGCCTTTCCGAATCGCTCGACGATCGACTCGTGCGTGACCTCGACGAGGTCATCGAGTGATTGGTTGCCACCGTTGCCCATGGGCTCGATGCGTGCGGTCTCGAGCATCCATTGCAGGACCTCGCGCTTCGTGGCCTGGGACCTCGTCTTTACGACGCGCTTCCACCATTGGGCAGCCTGGCGGCGCTGCCATCCAGTGGAGATGAGATACTCGATGTTGTCTTCGATCCGTCGGACCACATCGGGACTGATGACGATGTTACCCATTTGTCAGTGGCTCCCTTCAGGCCGCGACGTTCTTGCGGACGTACTCGAGGTACACCGCGTGTAGGACCAGATCGTCGGTGCCGAGCGTGCCGGCCTTCGGCTTGATCTGGAGGTTGAGCGCCGACGGGGCGGCGTGGATGTTGGCCGCCGTGAGCGTGAGCGTGAGCTCGGTCACAGTCTTGGCCGTTGCGTCGCCGGTGACGGCGCCCGTGTCTCCGCCCATGTCGGCGTCGGCGTCGTGCAGCGCACCGGGGACGATTTCGAAGGCTGCGATGGTGAGCTTGGTGGCGTCAGCGAGGGTCGCGCCGGTCTTGCTCACGAGTGCGTGGACGACGACGTTTTCGGCGTCGTCGAGGTCCTCGGGCATTGGCACATTCACGCTGATGGCCCCCGGGGTGGCGTGATTGTTCCAGCGCACGCCGACCGTCTTGCTGTCGACGAGTGCAGTGCCGGGAGTGGCGCTCGCACCGTTCGAGAAGGCGGCCATCAGGGCACCAGTCGCGATGTCGATGGCTGCAGTGATTGGCACATTCACATAGCCAACGCTGTGAGCAAGCTCCTCGAGCGCGCCCTCGACATCGGCACTGGCCAAATACCCACCTGAATCCGTCACGGTGACGGAACTGGCGTCGCTGGCCGCAGGAATGAATCGCGAGGTCGGCTCGAAGATCACGCGACCCTTCGAATCGAATCCCCAGCAGATGCCGGCGATGCTCGTGCTTGTCGCCGACGCTGTGACAGTGGTGTTCGTCTTGTAGTAGATCTTCTGACCGACATCGCCATCGTCGACGGCGGTGCCCGTGTCGTTCACGGCCTTGAGGCACTGGACCTCGCGCCCGAAATCGACCTCGACCTCGACGTCGCCCGCAGCGCCGCCAGTGTTGTCTTTGGTCTCGGCGAACCGGCCAATCGATAGCAGGTTGGTCGAGTTGGTGCCCTTGACCACGTAGCCCTGATCGCTACCGGTGAGCGCGATCGCGGCGAATGTGCCCTTGAGCGCCTTGAAATTGGCGCCCATCTTCATCTTCTTGCGGGTGAACTGGAACGTCCCACCGGGGAACTCGACAGTTGCGTCGCTCATCGCGCGCCGTCCTTCGCGACCTGAACGGTCGCCGTGGCGATGTTGCTGATGGTCAGGCGCCCTGCGCTATCGCGCCCGATTGCCTGCACGCTCGGAGGCATGATGCCCATGCGCCGATCGACTTCGCGCATCGTGGGGCTTTCAGCCTTGTCAGCGCTACGCGCGCCCTGCGTCGGCGCGTTCTTGCGCGGCGAGCTCGCTGCGGGCGCCGCCGGCGCCGGGTGAGAGGCGAGGTAGCGCTTGACGCCGTCGAGCGTGAGCGCGGCGGCAAACGTGCGCTGCGCCTCGGTGAGGTGAGCACCGTGCTGCGTGAGGTGCTGCGACGCCTGATAGCGGTCGAGCTCGCGACGCGTGACGAACTCCGCCGCCGGCGCTGCGGGCGCGGGGGCGGCCTGACGAACCTGCGCAGCGGGCGCCGTGGGCGCGGGCTTGGCGCACTTGGTCGGGTCGGGAGCCGCTGCCGCCTGCATGGGCGGTTTCGGCTCCTCTGCGGGCGGAGCGGGCGGCGCGTCGGCCGACATGGGCTCCTCGGCGGGCGCCGAGGCACTCTGGAGCTGCGAGATGAGCTCCTTGACCTGAGACACGGCCTGCGCCGGGTCCTCGTTGTTGAGCGCCGCCACGATGGCGGCGAGTAGGACAGGGTCCATACGTCGCTCCGTCGGGGCAGTTCGCCCCCTCTGACGTCGTGCTCGTTCCACGCCGGCGACCATCGCCCGCGCGATCTGAGCCTTTCGGGCGCCGGTCCGAGCCGACGCCAGAGCCTCTGTGATTGACCAGACCGCCTGCTCTTCAGCCGCGATCTCGGCCCTCGTGTCTCCGCTCAGCGGAGCGAAATGCAGGTGCACGAGCTCGTGGATCAGAATCTCCTCGACGCTCGGGTCCGACGCTGACAGCGGTGTCCGTGGATCGCGAATGGCAACACTCGCGCGCTTCGCGTCGACGAGGTGCGAGCAGAGACCGTAGACAGGACTCCCGCTCGAGTCGCGCAGGTCGGGCACGTAGGCCACGTCCACGCGCCAATCGCGCAGCCGCAAGTCGGACTGCAGCGCGTCGCAGAGCGCTCGGAGGTCGGGCGGGCTCACGCTGCCACCTCTGCAGCCGGGGCCGGGGTCGACTGTCCAATCGGGCGCCAGGCAATGCGCCATTGCGGCATGCCGTTTTCGTCGCGGGTCACCTCGCGCACGCGCTCGACACCGCACAGCGGACAGCGGTTGCTGCGCCCGTGCTCGCACTGCGGGATCTCGTGCTCGGTCATCTGCTGCGCGAGCCGCGCCACGTCGGAGTCGACGAGGTCGGCGTCGGCGGGATCCATCGCGTCGACGTCGGCCGCGGGCGTTTCGATCGGCGCGACGTCGTTCGCAGGATCGGGCGGCGCCTCGATGGGCTCAGCCTCGAGTTGCGGAGTCGCGGGCGCTGGCGTCGACTGCACGAGCGGGACGGCGAATCGAGCGGCGAGCTCGCGAACGTCGATGGTAAGGCCGGTCGGCTGCAGCGCCGCTGACAGCGATGTAATGGCATCAGCCGCGGCCTTGAGTGCGGCGGCCTCTTCTGACACGTTTGTAGGTTTGCGCGTGTCCCACGAGACGCGAGCGGCGCAGTCGACGAATCCAGCCCACGCGAGGACGTGCGGCACGGCCTGTTCACTCAGCACGGCGCCGAGCGATTTGCCGTCGCCTTGGATGAGGTCGGCGCGGATGCTGGCGTAGATGTCGCCGTTCTGGAATCCAGTGCCGCCCGTGATGGTGACGATCTGCCCGGCGATCGAGACCATCATCTCCTGATTGGCGTCCTGAATAGTCTCCTTGAATGACTCGTATCCGCGCCCGTTCGACTCAATCAGCCGGACATCCCAGCCAGGCGGGAGCTCGAATACGGTATTGACGCCCCACGCGATGAGCCGTTCGAGGAAGCCTCGGCGCTGCGTCTCAGTCGCGCCAGCGGGCGCTACAGCCGCGCGCGCTGGATGCGCGAGTTTGCTATTCCAGTTCTCGCGGAAGAACGTCGCGTGTTCTTTCGACACGTACGCGCGAGCGAGGCTCCACACGAGGCCCGAATTCCAGGGCTCGTAGCGCGATGATACGTAGAGGACCCACCGCCCGTCGCCCGGCGTTATGCGCTCCTCACCGAACTTGGACTGGTAGATCCACGCGTCCTCATACCAGCGATAGCGGAGAAACTCAGGGTCGAGTCGGCAGAAGACCGGGCCCTTCGGAGTGTCCAGTAGTTCAGCGACCGCGACGCCCATTACAACAGCGTCAGCGTCGAACTTGGCTACCTCGGAGTCGGGGAAATGCGTCTCGAAATGGCCAGGCTGCGCGCCCGACCCACCAAGCCATGCCACCGGGTCATCGGAGCCCGCAAATCGCTTGGGCAAGCGCACGAGGCCACCGGTGCGAGTCCCGAGCAGGCCCTGAATGACGCCGTCGCGCTGCAAGGCGCGATAGAGCTGCGCGGCGAGGGCGAGGTCTCCGTTGCCGGCGCGGAGCGCTGCCGTCTCGACGTCGCGCTGCAGCCACCGCGTGACGACGATGGGCTGCCTCGCGCTGCGCTTGGTCTTGCGCTTCGCCTGCACGCTGGCGCGCGCGCCGTCCGTGAGGAGCGGCGTGGGCACCGCGATCGACACGCCGACGAGACCCAACAGGGCGCCGGCGAGCCGACGACGAGCGCTCGACCAGAGGCTCACGAGCGGCCTCCGTAGGGCGAGATCGAATCGATGTACGGGCTGAGCTCGCTCCCGCCCCGCGGCTCATAGGCGGCGTGATCGGGCTCGTGCGCGGGCTGCGCAACGCGCTGCTCGTCGGTGAGCGATAGAGGCTCCCAGACGGCGAGGGCGAGGGAATCGGCGCGATCGGGCGAGCGTCCGAGGGCCTTGCGAAGCTCCCTCTTGTCGGTCGCCTTCAGCTTGCCATGGAGGCCGCTCGACCATTGCGGAGCGTGGAGCTCCTGCGCGAGCTTCGCGTCGGAGATGATGGCGCCGTCGTCTCGCATCCACTGCGCGAGGCGCGCCCACAGTTCGTCGCGCACGCGGTCGTAGATTTGCGCGTCGCGGTAGGCGCGGTCCGACGATCGAACGCCGACGAGGAAGAACGCGTGGGGATGGTCGTCGAGGTAGGCGCGCAGCAGGCCGTAGATGCGCGAGCCGATGGGACCCTCGCGATCGATCGCGACGCACGGCATCTGCTCGCGTCGACCGCCGTACTCGCGGAGCAGCCCGAGCACCTGCGTGACGTGGGCCTCCTCGGCGAGAGCGCGGCGCACGCTGAGCGCGAGATGCTTGCGACCGCGACGCACCGAGAACGCGGACTCGTCACCGCCCTCGCCAGGGCCCGCGGGGTCGACACCGATGTGCAGGCGCCCATCGGGTTCGGCCTCGGGCCATCGCTGTTCCGCCTGCTCGAGCAGGTGCAGCGAGATGATTTTCCCCTCTTCGTGGCGCACGAACTCGCCGCGCACGCGCACGCGATAGAGCGGCGACTCCTCGCCCCATTCCTCGCGTTTCTCCTGCACCCACTCGCGCGTTGCCAGGCCAGGGATGACCTCGCGACCCTCGCGCACGTTGGGCGTGTCCTCGGAGGAAACATGCACAGTGTGATAGAAACGAGCCTTCTGCTCGAAGGCGCGGAAGAACTCGCCCTCGGTTCGCGTGGGGTTACTCGTCATCACGAGGCGCGCGCCCCCGGCGCGGTTGCCTTCGATCGCTTCGAAGATTTCGTCAGGCACGCCTGACGCTTCGTCGACGAGGTAGAGCAGGTTGGCGCCCGACACGCCGGCGACCGCCTCGGCCTCCTTGGCCGTGAAGCCCACGAGCTCGCGGAAGTCGTGGGCCTTGATGCCGCTCCGAGCGAGCTCGCGCGGCTCACCGTCGAGACGCACGCGAGCCTTCGCGTGCATTTTCTTGACCTCGCGGTAGAGGATTTCGTCGACCTGGCGCGCGGTAACGCACGTCATGACGACGCGGGCGTCCTCGAACGAGGAGAAGAACCACAGCGCGGCGATCGCCATCGTGTGGGACTTCGAGACCTTGTGCCCCGAGCGGATCGCGACGCGCTTGTGGTCGCGGATGGCCTCGAGGATCTCGACCTGCTTGGACCAGGGCTCGACGCCGAGAACGTCGCGAGCGAACGCGACCGGGTCGTGCCGGTAACGCGTCGAGGGCCACGAGATGCCGACGTCGGCGGCGCGACGCGCGACCCAGGCGATGCGACCGAACGGCGTGGTCGGAGGCAGCGCGCTGCGCTGTCGTCGCTCGACCTGCGTTGCCGTCGCCGTCGTCACAGGACGAGCCTGCGCGCGTCGTTACGGCTCCGCAGTTACTTTATTGCTGTTACGCTTAAGTGTTACCGGTCGAGTTAACTACTGCACAAGTTCGCGCTCGAGCAGCGGGACAAAGACGCGACCGGCGGGGGCAGCGATGGCAGGCGCGTTGGCGTCGCCGTAGACGTAGCGGGACGCGTCGACCTGCGCCTCGTTGTCCGTGCACGTCCCGTCGGCCTCGCGCGTCGATGCGATCGAGAGCGACCCGTCGCCGACGGCGGACGCGCTCTCGATGTAGCGCAGCTCGCCCCCGATCCGGATTGCCGACATCGCGATTGAAATGCCGGCGCCGTCCACGAACACGTGCTCCGCACCCGTGCATCCGGCGCCCTCGTACACGGCCGTGGTGTCGCTGATGCGGTCGAGGTCGACGCGCCCTGTCCACGTCTGCACCGGCCACCACACGCCGTCATCGTCGCGCCAGAGCGCGTCGAACCCAACGACGACCACGGGCACGACCGCGCCGGTCCCATCGTGCCATCGTTCGCCCGGCCCCGGCGCACCGTTCATGCCGTCAGCGCCATCAACGCCAGGTGCTCCGTCGAGGCCGTCCTGCCCATCTGACCCACGCTGACCCGCCGGGCCTGCCTCACCTGTGCACGCTGCGAGCGCGAGCGCCGCCACTGCCGTCATGATCCGCATCGCCTACCTCCATGTCAGCATGGTGCGGTCATCCGCTGTCGGCGTCGAGACGCTCGAACAGCTCGGCGACGGCCTGAGCAGCGTCCGGCCACTTGCGCAGCACGGCGCCAAGTTCGGTCTCGAGGCGGCGCCACAATGGGAGCTTCGTGAGGCGCTTGCTGAGGTCGTAGTCGCCCGTGATGCCTGCGAGGGTGCGGATGGTGGTCGCCAGCGACGCCATGACCTTGGCGCGCTCGAGCGGCGTCGAGTCGTCGTCCTCGCGCAGGCTGCGGATCTGAGACTCGGCCATCAGGGTGAGCTCGCGAGCCATGGCGAACGGACCACCCGCGACGATGGCCGCGACGCCGTCGACGGGAGGCGCCGAAATGGGTCGCTGCAGCGCACCAATAACCGCAGGACGCGTTTTCGGGGGTCCTGACATCGCCTCGGTCGCACCGAGCAACAGCGGCTCGTCCCAGAGGCCCACAGCGAGCCCGTAGCGCTCCGCCATCATCTCGCGGAATCGGACCGATGGCTCGCGCTCGCCCTGCAGCCAGTACGTCACGAGCGGTCGTGAGCATCCGAGCTCCTTGGCGACCTGCGCGGCGCTTTTTCCCACGCGGGAGAGCGCGACCGACCCTCGCGAACGCCGCCGATCACTGCTCACGAGTCACAACCTCATCCAAAGAGGGTGCCGAATCGCGCGCGCGGCTCCCCTGGGTCCGCAGACTCCCCACACTGTTCGTCAGGTTGCTTGACGAGTTGCTCACGCCCGACCACCCCGCAGCACGACGACGCTGCTCCGCCCCGGCTCCGTCAGCCGCCGATGCACCCCCGCGCCGTAGCGCTCGAGCATCTGCTCCGCCGACAGCCCCGACGTCACGATGGTCCACCGCTGCTCGCGGTGTCGCCCGCTGATGATCCCGTCGACCGTTGAGCGCGAGAGGTCGCCGCGATGCTCGGCGCCGAGGTCGTCGAGCAGCAGCACCGAACACCGCCGAGCCTGGCCCAGCACTCGCGGTTCCTCGCCGAGTCGGCTCTCACGCGTCGCTTCGGTCACCAGCGTTGCGACGGGCACCCACAGGCCTGTGCGGTGGGCACACGCCTCGAGTAGCTGGCGATACGCGGCGGTCGCGAGCGTCGTCTTGCCGGTGCCCGCGTGCCCCGTCAGCAGCACCGTCTTGGGCACGCCCTCGAGCGCCCGGTGCAGCGCTGGCCACGCCCCTCGGTCGGTTCGCTGCCCGAGCTCGGGAGCGCTGAATCGCGCCCACGCATGCTCGCGCGGGATGGGCGCCAGGTGCCGCGGGCCCTCACCCGCCGGCGGCGGCATCTCGGAGCGCGGGAGCGACATCGAGCGCTGAGCCGCGAGGCGCACCACGTCGCCGAGTTCGGCTGGCGTCTCGAACGAGAGCCGCGAGGGTCGGCGCTCGCTGCGGATGCCTGCCCGCTGGGCAGCCCGCTGGGCATGCACCTCGAGCTCCTCGAGAGTGAGATCCTCGCTCATGACGCCTCCACATCGATCTCGGTCGGGACATACCCGCCGAGGCCATCACCGCCCCACACGTCCGCCGACTGCACCTGCGGGAGCCGCCGCTTCGCCCACTGCTGCTCGATGTCGCGGGCCTTGTCGCAGTAGCCGCGAAGTTTGCGCCGGACATGCTCCGGCTTCATGCCTGGGGCCAGGTCGGCTGCGCAATTCGCGATGGCTCGCCTAAGCGCGTCGATGTTCGTGCTGCTGATCGCGGCGCGACCCGCCAGCATCTCGGCCAACTCGACATCGGCGACCTCCCAGAGCGTGCGATGAGCGCGGAGCTCGGCCAGCACCTGGGCAGCCGGGCTCCCAGACTCGGGAACGGGCACCGGTCTACGATTGGGCGGGAGCTCTGGTCCCACGCTCTTGCCTGGATTCCGAGGAGCGTCGGCGCCGGCTCGCGCGCGCGGCGTCTCAAGTGGGATCTGCGGCTCTACGGATCCAGAAGAGATCTCTTCTCGGATCGGATCGGATCGGATCGGATCGGATCGGAACGTCGTCACAGGCTCGTGCACGGGTGACGTTACTTGTGCCGGAGACCGAGACGTCACCGGTAACGGTTCGTGTGACGTCACATGTGACGCGTCCGATGGCGCTTTCTCGCGAGGATTGCCATCGGTGGGCTCCTGTCCTCCACCTCCAGAGTCGCCACTGACCGGGCGCGACTTCTTGGCGCGCCACTCCGCCGTGCGCCTCGCGCCCGGGGTCCGGTCCTGCGCCTCGACGAAGTTTCGGATGGTCAGACAGCCCTGAACGACCGTCAGATAGCCGTCCTTGATGAGCTCGGCGACGTCCTCGGCGATGCGCCGGTGCTCCTTCGGACGAGCTCCGAGCATGTAGGCGATGGCAACTCCGGGCTCGTCGTCCCCGATGTCGATGCGGCCCTGGTCGTCGCAGTAGGTCAGGAGCTCGCGCCCCAGGCCGCGTGCAGAGACCGACAGCCGGAGCCACGACGGGCTCTTGGTCACGTAGAGCTTCCGCCAGGTCTCGAGATGCCACTTCACGCTGCTCGCTCCTCTCCGCTCCGGCGCGGCGACCGTCGGCACACCGCCTCGACCCACGCCCGCATCCGCTCCGACGCGCCCTCGATGGCGCGCTCCCGCTCGCTCCGCCGCCGCTCGTCCTGCTGCGCCCGCGCCTCGGCCCGGCGAGCCGCCTCTCGCGCGTCCACGACCCGCTCAGCAGCATCAGCGTCGAGCGCGCGCACCGTCGACACGTGGAGCCACCGGCGCGCCCCCATCCACTCGACGGGGAGCCATCCGGCGAGGCGCGCGTCATCGCCGTTGTTGCCCCGCTCGACGAGCTCCAGCTGCTCACCGCGAGGCATCGTCACCATGTCGCCGGCGACCCGCCAGACGAGCTCGCACCGCGTCTCGACGATCACGCTGCACCTCGGCGCACGACGACCTCGACCGCGTGCTGATGCGGCGCCCCTCGCCGCTGGCTGTAGACCCACTCGACGCCTCCGCTCGGCGCGTCGCTCACCCCGAGCGCGTCGGCGATGCCGTCCCGCACACCCTTGAGCGCGCTCGCGAGGTTGTCGCTGTCAAGCAATCGCGGCGCCACACGGCAGAGCGCGATCGTCAAGGGCACTGACCATCGCGGGAGCAGCCGCCCGAGCACGAACGCGGCGTCGCGTTGCGCCCTCGTCCGCCGCGCGCGGACTGCCCAGTGCTCACGCAGGTTCGCCGCGCTCGGGATGACGAGCTCGGCCCACTGGACCGCGTGCTCGCTCTCGCTCTCGCGGAGGATGCGCGCCTCGAGATGCTGACCGCCTCGGCGCCCGGCCTGAACGGCACTGCTCATCGCGACCTCACAGCGCGCGCTGCTTCGCGCTCCGCCTCAGCGCGCTCCAGGCGGGCGTCGTACTCCACGATGGCCGCGCGCTCGCAGAGCTCGCAGCCGCACACGCGGGCGCGGCGCTGCACGAGATGCGAGAGCGCCTCGAGCTGGCGAGGGGACTCGAGGGCGGCGCTCACGTGCCTGGCCTCCGGCGCGCAGGACGATGCAGCGCGAGGAGCTCCGCGTCGGTCGCGCGCGACAGGATGCGACCGAGGAGCTCGGCGTCGAACCGATTCCCGAGCGCGGCCTGCGCGCAGATGACGTCGATCCCGAGCGACCTCAGCGGCCGCTGCCGGATGCGCGCGGCCAGCTCCTCATCCGTCGGAGCGCTCACCTGCGCGGGATGCGAGACGCGGAGCTCCACGCGTCACTGCTCCGGTTCGCCAACGCCGAAGTACACGCGGCAGGGCGCGGCCTTCTGCACGGCTTCCGCGATGTCGCGCACGGCGTCGCGCTGCACAGCTGCGGCGCGCCAGAGCTCGCACGTCCACGTCACCGCGCCCTCCTTGACGCGGTAGCGCAGCCGCACGGGAATTTGGTAGGCCGTCCCCTGGTCGAAGACGGGGACCTGAATGAGGAACGCGCCGGGCACGCGGAGCGGCTTGCCGTTCTCGTCCGCATGCTCTGTCGCGAATGCGATTTGGCCCTCGCCCGATGCCAGGTTGACCGACTGGGCGACACGCGCGCCGACGCGCACTGATAGACCTCGCGAGAGCTCCATCAGGCGCTGCGGAGACGCGAACTCGGCGTGGATGAGTCGCGCCACCCGCTGCGAGCTGTCGATCGCCTCTGCGGGATCGACGATGTCGATGATGCGGTCCTCGACGAACGAGGCGAACGCATCCTGCGTCATCGACTTGCCGTCGGCGCCCTTCCACGCGCGCCACTCGTCGGAGACGGGGAACGTGTACGAGGAGCGCTGAGCGCGGCGGGCGGTCCCCTTGGGGGCCTGGTAGTCGTAGATCGTGCACGCGTGCTCCTCCGAGATGAAGACGGCCGAGTCCTCATCAGCGAAGCGCGTGAGATGGTCGATGTAGCTCGCGAGCGTGGCGAGCTTCGCAGACCCACGATTGAAGCGCGGGCGCTCGAGATACGTGTCGAGCTGCTCGCGCAAGCTCTTCGGGCCCTGCCCTGGGACGAGCGCGATCGGAACAGCCTGGTCAGTGTGTGGGTCGAGAATGTCCTGCACCTCGATGCTCTGTCCGGAGCGCGCGAGGTGCGCGATGACCTCGGCCTCGGTTCGTTCGCCGGCCATTGGTCAGGCTCCCTTGACGACGGCGCCGTCCATGACGACCCCGACGCCCTTGACGTTTTTGGTCTCGCTGCCCACCGCGCGGAATGGCAGCTTGCTCTGCTTCGGGTTGCTGCTAGCGAGCTGTCCGCCGGGCGTGACCCAGAAGATCGACTTGCCGCGTTTGCTCACCGGAGTCTTGGTTTTGACCTCGGCGGCGACCTCGACGGTGCCGCGCTCGTCGTGCTGGAACGCGATGCGGAGCATGAGCTCGCCCTTCGCCTTCCCGTGATTCGCCGCGTGCTCGGCGAGCACCTCTTGAAGCTTTCTGCACTCGACGCCGAGGTCGCGGAGCAGGTCCCCGTCCTCGATCTGCGCGAGCGTCACGCCGAAATTCCTGGTCCCCGTCTCCGTCTCTTCTTCGTCCCGACTCATTTCGATCCTCCTTGGAAATCCACAAGCATCTGCAACACCACCGCCCGCGAGCCCGGTCACGAGTCGCGGGCGAGCAGTCCTGCGCGTGACAGGCGCACCATCTCGCGCCCTGCGATCTCGACTGCGCCCAGGCGCACCGCGCGCACGCGCACCGAGGCCGCAATGTCGTAGTGACTCGCGAGCCGATGCAGCTGATGCCACGCGCGCCGCAAGCCCAGCCGCTCGGCGAACGCGTGTAGCTCCTCGTGCGTGGTTGCGACCAGATGGCACGACCCGCCCTGCCGCGCGAATCGCGGGCCGTGCCCGTAGACTTGCAGCGCGTCGACGTAGATGGTCACGACCACACCCGCGGCGTTGTCGTGGGCAGCCACATACTCCCGCCGACGTGGCGCCACCCTGCCGCGTGGAGCAGCGCCGGGCGCCACTCGCTCGGCATCCGCACCGCCATCGCATGGATCTCGTGCGGGCTCTGCGGCATCGCAGCGCGGACAGAGTCGCGCGCGCTCACGGCGTCACCACCGAGGCCGCTGCGACCAGGTCGGCGCGCGTACACGTGAAGGTCCACTGAGGTGTGCCGTCATCCAGAGACGCGGCGAAGACCCGCGCCGCACGCAGCACCTCGCGTTCAGCGCTCGTCAGCCGCCGCGGCCGCGGCATCACCGGCGCCGGGCATCGCCGGGCCTGCACGCCGGCCTGCACAGGCATCACGGCGGCCTGTCCACCGGCCTGCTCATCCACGCCCCCGTCGCGTCGCTCGCACGTCGTCCGCATGCTCATCTCCCGTGAGTCCCCGTCGGAGCAGCCGCCGCCGCGGGCCATCTACGCGGTCTCGGCGAGCGCGGGCTCGTCCCAGGACTCCGAGGGAATGCCGAGCAGCGTCAGGAGGCGCCCCGCCGACGAGCGATCCGGCTTTCTCCGGCCCGTCACCCAGTGGCTGACGGTGGGTTGCGCCTGCTCGATGCGGGCCGCGAGCTCGTACTGCGACCATCCTCGTTCAGTCAGTGCGGCGCCGAGCATCTGCGCGCCTCGATTGGGTGCCATGTCGAGATGGTAATTCCGCCGGCACTCGAGTGCAATGGGAATTATGTCGGGCTGTGCTGGTCATGAAGCGCAAGCCCGTGGCCCCTCGACCTCAGGCGCTCGACGTCGACGCCTGATCCTGCCCGATGCATAATTGCACTTGCACTCGAGTGCGGCCGGAATTATCACTAGGGGCATGTCCACCACAGCCCCGACCCCCGCCGAGCCCACCAACCCCGCCACCCGTGTCCGCGACGCCCTGCGCGGCGTTCGCGCCGCCTACCGCGGCGACAGCATCCCCCTCGAGTTGAGGCGCACGCTCGGCACCCTTGAGGTCGCCGTCGAGGCGATGCTCGCGGCCGACGCCGACCTGCGCGACCGCATCGCCGTCGCCCGTGCTGGCGCCCAGGCCACCGTCGCCGCCCGGCTGCGCGTCGTTCGCGCGCACCTCGAGCTCGCCCTCGACGCCAGTGTCGCCGGCCGCGCCCGCGCCCACGAGCACGCCGCCGTGTCGATGCTGCACGACCTCGGGGTGCCGCGGCCCGACGCGGCCACCCTGGCGACCGCGACCGTGGCGGTGGCGCCATGAGCCGCCGCACCGCCGACCCCAGCACCCGCCGGCGCGTCGCCGCGATCGCGTGGGCGCTGCGGCCCTACCTGCGCGGCCTCGCTGGAAGCGACACCAGGCACGCGCTCGACTGCGCCCGCAACGCCTTGCAGGTCCTCGAGGTCGTGGGCACGGCGCGCCCGTCGCTCGCGGCCGTCATCATCCTGGAGGCCGTGCGCCACCGCTGGCGCATCGGGCACCTCGAGCCGCGTGCGGGCATCGGCGCCGCTGTTCAGGCCGCCGCTGAGGCGTACTGTCGCGAGGTCGAGCACGTCATGGGGGTGGCAGCGTGAGCGCCGCCATCACCGTGCGCCTCGACCGCGCTGCGCTCGAGGCCGCTAATGCTTGCGACGGCGGGCTCGCCCTCTTCGACGCGCTCCTCGCGCACCAGACCGAGGAGCGCGCGCGCCGCGGACTCCGCCCGCTGCGCCACCTGCGGATTCGCTGGACACCGCTGCACGCGCTGTGGAGCGCAGGCGCCTACCCGGAGTTCTCGCGCTGGCTGTACGCGCGTGGGCTCATCCCTCTGATCTCCCTCGGGGGCGCAAACCTCGAGGGCGCAAACCTCGGGGGTGCAAACCTCGAGGGCGCAAACCTCGGGGGCGCATACCTCGTGGACGCGAACCTCGTGGGCGCGAACCTCGGGGGTGCAAACCTCGAGGGCGCAAACCTCTGGGGTGCAAACCTCGTGGGCGCGAACCTCGATCGCGCATACCTCGTGGGCGCGAACCTCGAGGGCGCGTACCTCGAGGGCGCGTACCTCGAGCGCGCGAACCTCGAGCACGCGAACCTCGTGGGCGCGAACCTCGATCGCGCGAACCTCGATCGCGCGAACCTCGGGGGCGCGTACCGTCCGAACAATCCCCCTGCTGGATGGGTGCCTGACAGCCACAGCTACCTGCGGAGGTCGCCGTGACCTGCCGCTGCGCCTACTGCTCGCGCTGGTCCATCGAGCGCGCCAGCGACTGCGCCCGCTACGCCGGGCACCCGCTGCCCCTCGTCGAGGCGCTGCCCGACCTCGTGCGCGCCTACCTGGCCTCGCACGACTGGTACGCCGAGACCATCGTCGACCCCGCGGACGCCGCGGCGTGGATCGGCGGCACCGTCGTCGGCGACGCGTGGCGCGAGCTTCAGCGCGAGATGGCGCACCAGATGGCCGCGCTCCGCACCGACGAGTGCGACTGCGACCTCGAGCCGAGCGAGTGCCGCTGCCGCCTGGTCGCGATGGCGGCGCCGCGGCTGCTCGTCGAAGTGCGGCCGAACGTGTGCGCGTGCGTTTGCGTCCACTGCGTGCGCGCTGGCGCGGCGTGGCGACACGCGCGCGTCGGCGAGCACGACTCCGTGTGTCGCGCAGGGCACGAGCTCGTCGTGCAGGAGGCGACGGCGGTGCCGCTGGAGACGGCGCTGCGGTGGAGCGTGGCGCGGGCGGCGAACGACGGGATGGGAGGTGCGGCGTGAAGCTCGGCGTCACCCACGCCCCGCGGCGCTCGCTGCCCGGCTACGTCCCGCCGCTGCGCGTCTCCACCCTAGCAGTCGGTGACCTCGAGTACGACCGCGACGACCGCGGGCACGTGCTCCCCGTCCCGCACGACGTCGCCGAGCATCGCATCGACGTGATGGTCGAGAGGCTGGCGCGTCGTACGGGGCTGCCGTGCGCCGACATCCGCGAGGCGCTCGAAGAGGGCAGGACCGCGCGCGAGATTGAGGAGTGGGCGGCGTGATCGACGCGAGGCTCCTGTCTCGCAGGCTGCGCTGGTGACACGCCCGTCAATGGTGGCGAGCGTGCAACTGAGGTGAATCAGACGGACACCAGTGCAGCCTGAGGAATAGGAGACAGACAATGCCCCAATTGGAGACCTCACAGAACATTGGACAGATCGCCGCCGCGCTCGCCGCTGCGCAGGCGGAACTCGAGAGCGTGCCCAAGGAGCGGCGCGCAAAAATCGAGGGGAAAGCCAGCTACAGCTACAGCTACGCGTCCCTCGCCGACGCCCTCGACATCGCGCGGGCGCCGTTGGCCAAAGCCGGTATCGCTATCATCCAGTCGCCCGCGCTGGACTCGATTGAGACGACTCAGTCGGACGAGCGGAGCGGCGAGGTGCGGACGATGCGGTCGACCGTCGTCGTGGTGACCACGCTCCTCGCGCACTCGAGCGGCGAGTGGATCCGCTCGTCGCTCACCATGCGCCCGACGCAGTCGACGCCGCAGGGCATCGGGAGCGCGATCACCTACGCGCGCCGATACGCCCTTCTGGCCATCCTCGGGATGACGACGGACGATGACGACGACGGCGCCGAGGCCTCGCGCGTGGGACCGCCGCGGCAGGGGTTCGCGCCGCC